AGGGTATTTAGCCTCCTAGCATGCCTTGCGGCTCTGCTGAGACTAATCGTCGCTTAACTCGGCGTAGCCGAATGCCCCACGTTAAGGGGCCCCTTGATAAATCCGCCAGCGGTTCAGGGGTTAAACGGTGCGGCGCTTGCAGCTCTTTCGAGCGCAGCACTAAGCAGGTGGTCCACAATGGCCTACAGTTGCTTCGGACTCGGTACGGCATTCCGTATTCCGAGTTACCGGACTGTGAGGTCGGCGAACTCTCCCGCTTGCTCTCTTTTCTTCTCCTACAGGGTAAGGAGCGTGACCCTGTAGCCTTTCCGCGTCGCCAGCGCGCGGTTAGGAATAGTGACGGTCTCTGTAGCCTGCAGAGACTTGGGCGTCGCCATAGATGGGAGCTGGCCCATTCCATGGCTTCAATTAAACGCAACCTGCCCGGGGGTTGTCGCACCCACACTCCGTCCAGACGTTCTTCGTGGGAAGAGAACGCCTGCTCTCAACCTCTCCCCTTATCCTTCGAGTTCGAGCAGCACGTCCGGCGTGTCTGCACTCGAATCTTCACTCCTGGGTGGGATCGGAACTATGAGTCCTTTGTCGGGACTTATTGTGCCAATGCCACTTCTCGTCTCCCACTTCGCAGTCGCGCTGACCGCTTATGGGCTGGCAGGAGGGAAGATTTCTTTACCGCTACTACTAGTGAATCTGATTTAGGTACAGACATCACAGGGCGGTACAAAGAAGTTCTCTCAGCAGGAAAGTGTCGTCCGATGCTTATTTTTGATGAGAAGGTGGACCTTTTGGGTCCACTCCATCGGTGCATGTACAACCACTTGTGCCGTTCGAATTGGCTTCTTTGCGGTCCTCCGACCGAAGAAAGGATAACATCTGTCTGCGCTAATCGGGTCCAGACTTCGGTCGATCTGGTAAACGCTACGGACAATCTCTCCACCGAGGTGGCAGAGATAATTCTTGACTGTGCTTTCTTCAATTCTTTGAAGGTTCCTCGCTCCTTGCGCCGATTAGCAAGGGGTTCTTTGCGTCCTTTCTTTGAGGGCGAGGATGGCACGGTCCATAGAGTTACCCGCGGACAGATGATGGGGTCCTACCTTTCTTTTCCTCTTCTTTGTGTTCAGTCTTATATCGCTGCCACCTGGGCAGCGAGGTTCGATGAACACGCTCGATTCCTCGTCAACGGAGATGACACAGTCATTTCGGCCAGTCGAGGTGTCACCGTGCAGGACTACCCTCCCGGGTACCGGCTTAACGATGACAAGACGATTCGAGCTGAAGGAGTGGTGGAAATCAATTCCACCGCTTTCCTTCATCAGAAGGGGAGATGGCGTGAAGTGCGCCATATAAGAAGGGCGGGAGCGCCTACCGATTTTCCCGGGATGCTCCACATGGCCAAGGCTGCACTTGATGCAGGCCCTGCTTTTGTGGACGCGTTTACGAGATCGCGAATCGGTCGACGCTGGGGTTTCCTTCCTTCCCAGTTAGGTCATTTTACCTATGCCTCTTATCTTAGAGAGAGGCAGATGTCTGTTCGCAGAAACTTTAGCGAGCTGCCAACGTCCTATGAACGTCAGGACGAGACATCACTGCGTCGGATCTATGGCAGAGATCCGCGGCCCCTCGAGAGCGAAGCTTTACGTGCTCTTATGTGGAACGAGGGGCGGAGGGGAGGAATGAAGAGAGACGTATTCGATCCGTCCTGCGGTCGTGTACGTCGGACATACTGCTACGTGGCCCGGCCACGTAGGGTCATTACAATTAAGGGGAAGAGGTCTTTCAACCCCTTCAGGTCGTTTCGTTGGCGACCAGGCCTTAGGTATGCCTTGCCTAACAGTTCCAAGGCTCGTTTCTTTCTCGTTCCTGACGATTTTGAAACGGAAGAAGAAGAGAGGGCTCGTTACGAGCTTGAGCGTTATCGATCTGCTCTCGCTGGGCATCCCGTGGAATTGTTCCCCGGATGCGTTGGCCGTAACGATGGTTAGTTCGGTGGTTCCCATACCACCTGAGGCCGGTTGTAGTCGGCAGCTTTTCTTAAGTATGGTCTGAAAGGACCAGCTCGTTGAGGGGCGTTCAGTGTCAAGAGGCGGCCTATGGCCGTAATTAAATTCGGTTGTCCGAGGACGTAATACCGGTGCCTCCAACATCGCTCTGAGAGCTGGCTAAGTAAGTTAGCCCCGTGATGCCAGCCAGTCCTAGGTAGTGCAATTAAGTTTAGCGCACTAGGGTCGGATGTGGCCGCTGGGGAAGAAAGAGATTAGTGAAAGACTGTCGCGGGGTACCTGCCATAGGTACAGGGCGACCGGGGCTCTCTGTGTTACTACCGCGGGGTAGGACTCAGCTGCCGTGCTTGCACGGTGTCAACTCAGTAGGAG